TTCAAAGGTAAAGCATAAGGCACAACCTTAATCGGATAACCTCTATAAGGCAAATTGGGTCTTTCTGCTAACAATCTTCCTTCTCTTGCTTCTGTAGGATTGGGGAAGATTTGATTATTGGGAGCTACATAAATGGGCAATCTCAATCCTTTCTCAACCATATCAGCATCTTCTTGGCTCATTAAGAAGGCAAGATTTTCACCTGTTTTGTCATATTCACGATTGTAGTTATCAATCATCTTATCCATAATATCAAGAATATCATAGAATTCAAACTTATTGATAGCTCTTACAACAGAAATGTCATCTACTACAAAGTCAGTTTCTGCCGAACCTTGAACACAAGTTACAGTTAAACTAATACCTAAGTTATTATAAGAATTAAATCTTACACTAACTGTAGTATAATTACTGGCATTCAAGGCATACTGATTGGAAACAGCAATAGTATTACCAGCTGGGTCTTTAATAGTTATCTGACCCGTAGCAGAAGTTCCCTTAAGCTTGACACTGGCAATATACTCAGTGTTCATCAATACAGGAATGATGTTATTGTATCTGAAACTACCACCAGTCCAAGCAGTTCCTGTCCAATCCATTACTCCAGCAGCTACTGCCAAAGTTCCAGCAGAAGCTGTATAATTGGCATCAGTGTCTGTACTAAAATCATCTTCAAATGGGTCAATAAACCTGATAGCAGGAGCATTTATTTTGACAGGAGTTACTAACTTGCCAAACTTGCCTACAAATCGGTTTACACCAGATACCAATGTCTTGGTTCCTTTGGCTTCTTTCAGGATTTGAAAATAACCCTTTAAGAGCTTATAGAAATCTTGACCTGCATAACTAACATCAGTTCCTTTTACTGCCAATCTGGTCAAATCGTTAGCCATTTCGGTAGTAAACAATTTTTCAACTCTGGCTTCAAAATCAGGGTCATACAAATACTGTCGGATTACCTCAATAGGCAAATCAACCTGTCTCTCCAAATGAGGAACATAAATTTCCCCTCCAAACATAGCTGCCCATTTGTTACGAGTAGCTTCTACATTGGCATTATCTTGAGGATTTGTAGTTATGCGTTGAGTATCTGTCAACTGCTCTGGTATACCAGACCAATAATCCATAGGAATTATAGGCGTATCACCAGAAAGCTTATTGTAACGCTGAAGAAAACTTGACTTATCATTGATTAAAGTCAATGTCTCTTTAGCTTCTTGACCTTGCAGATGTCTTGCTCTGGTAAATTCTGCAAAGCCATAGTTAGTATCATACTCATTTTTCCAAACAGTGCCATCTCTTAACTTTACTTGATAACCTGCTTGTTCCAATAACATCGCAGCTAAAGGATTAACATAATTCTTAGCTGTTACTGTTCGCTTTGGCATTACCGCATCCAAAGCTTTTACAATGTCATTTACGGATAATTCCATCTTAATTTCTCCTTACAGTATCATACTCTTGTAGGTAGAAACTTCTTCTGGTTTCTGAGTTTCTGCATTAGCTGTAGTAGAAGCTGATAATGCCTCTATAATGGCATCCAGTTTCTTGACTACAGGTTCTACAACAGTATTTACCTTATTCTCAATAGATTTGTTCAAGTCCTCTATTTGCAGATTGGCAAACTTATTGAGGATTTCATCTCCTTTTGTTATAACCTCTTTTAGAACATTGATTTCGGTCTCAATATTCTTTAGCTTTTCGCTTGCTTGCGTTATCTCTTCTAACGCTTTCTGTAACTGCTCGTCCATCTTTTCCTCCTTTGGATTTGGATTTGCTTTTGGGTTTTTTAACATAGATTTCAACAGGTCTAAAAAACTTGGTTTCTCATACTCTACCTCCGCAGTTCCAAACAATGAATAACCTGTTAACTCTCCTCTTTTGATTTGGTTCCAGACATTCTCATTGGGTTGACTTACCAATACCCAAGTTCCTTTAGAGATATGCTCACCATTGATATCAAAATCAACAGGAGCAATATAGCTCTCTAAAATCTTACCAGCACCTTCTTCCATATTGTGCATAGTATCCATCTTTTGATAGTCAAGCATAAAGTTATGAGCTGCCTTCTCTAATGCCTTATCTTCTATCCAGTCACCTTGAGCATCTACTTCATTAGGAACATAAACTATGCCATAAACTTTTCTTTCTTCATCATCTGCTTTGAATACAAGCTTAACATCCAACTCTACATTTGGTTCAACCTTACTTTCTTCAGCAGATTTTGTCAAATAAAAAGTTCTCTTATTGGCAGCTTTGTCTACAAATGAGACAAACTCAACTTTAAGATTCTTTAGCTTTCTTCTTTTGTCCATTTTTTGTCTTTTATCCATCATTACCTCCCTCTTGCCGAACTTATATCGTCAGGATTTTCATAGGTATTTTGTCCTTCTATGGAACCAGAATTAGGAGCTTTACCTGTATCAGGACTATTCCAAGCACCTTTGGGTTCATCAGGAAGACCTAAAAACTCTCTTATTTCTGTCACAGTTAAGACAGGTTTGCCTTCTTTATCCATTATCTTGGCATAAATGTTATTAACTATAGCTTCATCCTTGGCATTGGTAGTATCAACTTTATCAAAAGCAAAATCTATTTTAGCATTGAACATAGAACTAAACAAATTAGAGAAGAACATAGACAACTTATTCTGTCTTGGAGCAATAGTTCTCTCTACAAAATCCCTTAAACTACCAATCGTTTCAGTTCCAGTTGATAAACCTGCAGCTACAGAAATTCCCATCAATTTAGGTGGTATCTGATGAACTGAAATGATTTCATCTCTATTCTTTCTATATTCATCCAAGAAATTGCCATCTATACGAGAAGATAAGTCCACAAATTCTGCACTATCAGCTTGGTCATCCAGAGTTATAACTAATAACCGATGAGCATTATCCAATCCCTTATAGTTTTCCTTCAAATAGTCCTGCATTTCTTTCTTATGCTCTTTTGATAACATACCACCTTTCATAATCAAAACCTTTCTCGGAGTAGCGTCATTGGCAAAGAAGGTTATGCCATATCTTCGGATGTAACTATTTTCCAGTATTGCTTCTATGGCAGACATATAAGCAGGATACCCATAGTAATAAGACGATGTATTATAGACCTTCATTCCTACTATATATCTAACTCCATTCTTTAATTCACCACCATTATAAGGTTCTAATTCTGTTACATCACCAGTATCGGTTACATAACAATACTTGATTATCCTTCCTTGCTTATTTATCTTCAGATACAAATATCTTGCAGGAGCTATGAACATACTTACCTTATCTGCTATTCTTACAATTTCCAGATAAGCTTCGTCATAAACATAATATTCATACACAAAAGCATCCAAAATATCCTGTAAGGACTGAAAACTATCATAATTGGGTTTCTTAATAAAGTCCCTAAACTTTCTGTTATCTCCAGTAAAATGATAACCTTTTTGGGAAGTTGCTATAGATTTAACATCTAAAGCACTCTTATGAGTAGGGTCTAACTTTTCCAGTAGCGAAGGAAAAGCTCTATCAATAGGAGGTATCAAACAATCCTGTTTAGTTATAGTATTTCTCACTTCTTGTGGAACTAAGGCACTTGTAGGATACAACTCTCTCTTGGCTATATCTACCATATAGACCTGTAGTGGTAGCTTGCCTAAATCTCTTTCGTTACCTGTCACTTAATACCTCCACTAAAGCACTATGCTTAGGTCTTATCAACGAAGCTAAACCAGATAAAGTATCTGGAGCATCATCAGTTTCATTTATTCCTTCAGCTAAATAATCTGTCAAGTCTTTTATGAACATTCCATAAAAATTATTCTGAAAATTGAATTTAGGAAAGATAAAAGAGGTCTTAATTGTGTTTGCATTAAACATTATACGCACTTCTTTATTTTTTGTCTGTATTTTTGTAGCAATAGTGACATCAATTACTCTATCAGGTCTTTCTAATCTCATTCTTTCCAGTATATTTCCCACTTCTCTTCTTATTTCTACTGCTATAATTCTGCCATCTTTATTGGCTTCTATGACATAATAATTAGGCAAATACTTAACAATCTGGTCTACTAACAAAGGTTTATAATACTCATAACTCTTACGAGTATAAATAACATCCAGAATATAAGCTAAGCCATTCTTAACACCTACGATAACAGAACAAGTATAGTCACTTCCCCTATCTGCAGGGTCACACCAACCTACAACTGCGTCATAAGCTTCTGGAAATAAAGCTTCATCTAAAAAGGTCAATTCAGATTTAGGAAATAAAGACCCAAACTTCTGCATAACTTTATTCATATACATAGTTTCCCAAATGAATTCCTTTCCAGCTTTATAACAATCATCTCTTATGGCTAATAAGTTTTCTGTAGAAGCCATAGCTTCACAAGTAGAAACTCCATCTTCGGTTAAGGCAGGATAACTGACAAAATGCCAATCTCCACCTTCATCAACAGTTCCTTCTGTAGCTAATACATTATTAAGTAAATCGTTCTTATTCCACATTGTAGAGATTATGATTTCAGGACAAACAAAGTCAGTATCCAAGTTGGCTTCAAATCTGGTTCTATGAGTTGAATAATACCAATCCTGTATAAAATCCAATACCTTTGTGCTCATAGCATCAGCTATATTCTTTATAGGGTCATCCACAATTCCAGCTAAATTGCAACCAAATCCTGTAGTTGTGCCTCCTACACCTGAACCAAAATAGGCAAATTGCTTACTGGTATTCAATGCCCAACAATCCAATGACTTCTTCTGCTTTGATAACCTGACACCTTCAAAGGTTGTCTTGAATAAGTCCTGATTTATCATTTGTCTTACATCATAAGAGAACTTGTTAGCCAAATGGTCTCCATAAGCATTACGCATAACACATCCATCAGGATTATTTCCCAATAACCAAGAACAAAACAGAGAAATTGTATAACTCTTACCAGCTCTTGGATACATAGACACAGCTAACTTCCTAATCTTCTTCTCTTTGACCAATTGTAGCTTATTTGCCAAATCCATAAGCAATGTTTTGTCATCAAAAAAGAATTCTGGGTCAGATTTTTTGCAATATTCCCAAAAATTATCGGCATAAATCTTACTTTCTTTCCTTTTCTCCAATTCTCTACGGATAATTTCTTGGTTCAAATCGGTCAGAGTAACAACATTATTCCCCATCTTCCAGATACTCCAGTTGCTTTATTTCATCGTCATCATCTACATCTTCACTAAATTCTTTATCCTCTATCTCCACAACTTCCGCAGTTCCTTCTATAATCCTGTTTTGCATTGCTAATAACTCTTCTACTGTATACTCACTTAAGGGTTTATCCAACTTAAAAGTGTGACCTTTACGAGATTCCACCTCTCCAGCTAAAAATTCTGACAATCTTGCTAACATATTCAAGTCTCTTACAGTTATTCTATACTGCTTACTGTCTAATTGCTCAATTAACTTATCAGCTCCTTTCTCAAAAATGGTATTTATCTTCTTAAGCTTTTTTGCTCTTTCTTTGGCAACTTTTGCCTTAAATGAGTTCTGAGCTTTAGTTATGACCTGATTTTGATACTCTATCCTTTGTGCTTCCCAATCTTCCTGAACAGATATGCTTTGTAAAGCAGATTTAGAAACTCCATAGCTTTTAGCTAAATCTCTATAACTTGGTTTAGTAGGAGAGATTATGAAGGAAGTCCTTGCTTGAGCTATGTTATATTCGCTGATTTCTTTATCTCTTACCATTTGGCTATCCTATCATCACTTTGTGGTTTTATAACATCCTTCACATACTTTTCATCTATCACCAAATCCATACCAAATGACGATACTAAACTAAAAAATTTAGAGA